AGAAAATCAATGGGAGATTGGTGTGGTCTCCTGAAAATCAGAAGAAGATAAACGTAACAGAGTTTGATGGACCTAACTTTGAGGTACTAAATATTTATGATTGTTTTCCAGATCCAAATGCAACAAACATGGATAACATGAGGTGGTTCATCTACCGAATGTTCAAGACCATTGACGAGTTAAAAGAAGAAAACGATGCAAGAGGAGCTGAGTATTGGAAGAACTTAGATGTACTTGAGCAGGCTATAAATGAAAAGAATAAAGATGATAGTCCTGGCAAGCAAGGGGGCAAACCAAATAATATTCAATACAGGGAACATAGAAGGATAATGTTGGGTACTGAGGATTTAGTAAAACAGGACAACTCAAATCCTGAAATAACAATCTTTGCTAGATTTACTCGTGAAGGCTGGTGCTTCTACGCACCTGAGTATGCAGGTCTAGGTACATTCTCAGGCATTATAAGAGAAGTAGAGAATCCATACTTTCATGGTGAATTACCAATAGTTCATGCAGTTGATTATCCATATCCAGGAGAGTTATACGGTATGGGTGAGATTGAGCCAATTGACCGCATACAACGAGCTATAAACGCAGTACTTAATCAAAGACTAGATAATGTTCAGCTAACACTTAACACCATGTGGAAGGTTAAAAAAGACGCAGGCGTTGATCTTCATACACTAATATCTGCTCCAGGTAACATTATTACAACTGACAACATGGATGCTATTGAGGCAGTCCAGACCCCAGATGTAACGGGTGGTACATTCGTACAGACAATGAACTATCTAACAAGCGCTATGCAGAATGGGTCGGGTATTACAGACTACACACAAGGAATTAAAGAGGATTCAAATGTTACTAACAACACAGCTACAGGCATAAGGCTTATACAAAATGAGGCTAATGCACAATTCAAACTCAAGATACAGCTCTACTCACATATGGTTGTAATGAGAATTGCAAACCAATGGAAGGACTTGAGGATTCAATACACAACTGAAGCACAGAGGTTAAGAATTATGGGAGGGGATCAGGTCAACTACTTACGGGATAACACAAAGTTATCACAAACAGATATGGAGGGCAATCAAATTGTTCCAGGGGATATGGAAGCACAATCAAAGCTAGAGATTAAATCAGACTCTTTTGCATTCCTAAACTTACTACCAGAAGACCTACAGCCCTCAATTGTCGGGGACTACGACTTTGTGCCGATTCTATCAAGCGAACAGCTTAACGATCCCATTATGATGCAGCAAAACTTTATGACAGTGCTTAATCAAATTAATACACCACCATTCAGTCAAGGACTAGCACAACAGCAAAAGATGCTCAACTTTGAGCAGATTGCAAAGGACGCAATAGAAAAGCTTGATATGGGATTAGAGGCAAAAACATATGTTATTGATATACCTCAAATGCCTCAAATGGGACAATCTGAGCAGATGAATGAGGATAACATAACCGCAACACTAGGAAACGTACAAGAGCAATTCGGTCAGACTCAAGATCAAATGATGCAACAGCTACAGCCTGAACAGATGCAGGAAGGGGGGGAAGTTGGACAACAAGCTTACTAAAGAACAACAAGATTATCTTAACAAACAACTTACTCTTGGGAGTGAGTATGAGTTGATGGTTAAGACTAAAGGATGGGAGTTTGCAAAGTTATGGTATCAGTCAATGCTAGGGGATTTTATCAATCAAATTATGAATCAGGATACACGTCCTATATCTGACTTTGAATCACCAAGACAACAACTAATAGGATTTAAAAAGTTTATGGCACATATAGATGGTGCGCTTAAAACACTTGAAGATGAGAGAGCCAAAGAAAATTGACGAATTACCAAAGTCTGATGATCCTTTTTGGGATGGGGAAAAGATACGTCACACACCACAGCAAATAAGTTTGTGTGAGACACATCATCCTAATAGGGTATTTGAACATTCAGGGTACATCAATAGACACGATGGAACTGTTATGTGTAAGTACTGTCCATGGGGGGCATTACTACCTGGACACTTACGTGTTGAGAATGGAAGGTTAATAGATTTGAACAAAATTGTTAGTTGAGAGTTGGGTATATCGGAAAGTATCCAACTCCCAGCAAATACTGGCGTTCTAGGTCCGTAAACCTTGCAATTTGAACAGGGAGTTTCTGGGTATCTTAAAACCCTGCAGAAAGGAGGTGAATGACATGGATCAAACACTTGAAGAGCAGAACAGCTCTGATTTAGCCGCAGCCCTCAACGGTCACTATATAACTGACCAAGAGGGACAAATAGCAGAAGAAACTGCTGATCAGGAACCGGCAATTGATGAAACAAACACTGAAGAAGAAGCTGCACCGGCAGAGAAGCCGATTGAAGAGGAGGAAGCATCTACCCAAGATGTAGACGAATCTGATGAAACAAACATCGCAGTAGACGATTCAGGGAAAAAGTATATTCCTGAGAAAAGGTTTAAGAAAACGTACGCAGAGCTAAAACAAAAAGAGCGTGATATTGAAGCTTTAAAACAGCTCATTACTCAAACTCAGCCCGTTGGGCAAGACGCAAAGTATACGGATACTAAAGCCTCATCAGTTTCAGACATAGAACGTCTGGAGTTAAAGATGGTTTTGAAGGAATATCCTCAATTTGACCCAAAGTCTGAGGAATACTCGCAGGACTTAGATGTTTTGGCTGGCAATCTTAGAAAGGCTAATGACCTGACTATCATAGAAGCAGCTGAAGAAGCTATTAACACCGCGAAACGATTTACATCGGATCAGATAAAGGTTGCAAGAGAGGCGCGTACTGTAAAAGCCCAACAGTCAGACCAGGGTATCACAAGCCGTGTTGTATCAAGGGAAGTTCAATCGGACAACTTTGAAACAATGACTTTAGAACAAAAGGAGCAGTATCTAAAGAAAAAAGGAATGTGGTAAAAAGCTTCTAATGATTGGAGGTGAATATATAACATGGCCTTAGATACAGCAAAAACAATAACAAGCGGAACAGCTAATGCATCTATTAAGAATCGTTATTATGACGAGCTATTTCTTAAAAGAACAGAAGCAATGCTTGTTCACAAACAACTTGGACAAAAGAACGTCAAAGTCCCTAGTGGAGCTGGTGGATACGGTACTGGTGTTGTCTACTGGACACGCTGGACAAATCTACCTTTAGTTACAGCAGGACAAGGAGAAGGTGTTCCAACGACTGCAGTACAACTTACTGCAACAAACGTTACTGGAACAACTGCTCAATTTGACGCAGCCGTTTCAATCTCTGACCTTATGGCTTACACGTCATTTGGAGATGTGATGAAAAACGCAATGGAACTTCTTGCATACAATGCAGGACTTTCTATTGACACTGTAGTTTCTACTGAAGTTTCTACTTCAGGAACAATGCAGGCAGCAACTGGACTTGGTTCTAACTGGACAGCTATTCCTGCAACAGGAATACTAACCATTTCTGAAATCAAAAGAGCAGTAAGAACGCTTAACAGAAACAACGCTTTTAAACAAAGTGATGGTTTCTACACAGCAACTGTTCATCCAGATGCTTTGTTTGACTTGATGACCGACACTACAACTGGAGGTTGGATTGACGCTAACAAATACGACTCTGCTACTTCTGACAAACTCTTAAACGGGGAAGTTGGACGTTTGCATGGTGTACGTTTCTTAGATTCTACCAACACTTACATAAAGGGTTCATCTTGTGCAGCAAACTCAGCGGTTCTTGCATCTTCTACCATTTACGTTACTAACGTATTTGGACGAGAAGCATTCGGAGTTACTGACCTACAGAACCTTCAAACATTCGTAAAAGAATTGGGTTCTGGCGGAACAGGAGATCCTACGAATAAGATCGCAACAGCAGGTTGGAAAACAACCTTCGGAGTATCCGAGCTTAACAGTGCATTCAACATTAATATCAGACATACAGTTTCTACAACTGCTTGATGATGTTTTGTTAAAACAATTTAGAGGGATAGGACTGAGAACAGACCGACTCCCTCTTTTTTGTGCCTAGATATTGACATTATTATAGCTAGTGGTATAATTATGAGGTTGATCCCCCCAAAAGGGGCAGACGGTAAACCTTAATTGGTGATCCGTCTTTTTTTATGGCTTCATCATATAAACCAACCTGGGCTAGATACGAGAAGGATGCAAATGACCCAAATGATGCTAACAAAGCATTAAAAGCTTCAGATATGTATCTCACAGAACGAGAGAAGGAGCTAAATTCTTCAGCAAAGGCTCGCAACTGGGAGAAGGATCGCAAAGAGTCAATCTACAAACAAAAACCTCAATATACAAAAGAAAGAATTAAAGAACAGCAGGATAAAATTACAAAGCCCCTCAAAAGCATTAAAGACCTTGGCTCATTTGATAAGAGTCTAAAGCCAATGCCAGGATTTATCATTGTTGAGGTAGAGACACCTGAAGTTACAACAGAGTCGGGTATTATCCTAGCTGAAACAACAAAAGAGCCAAATACGGGCACTGTAGTTGAGATTTCGACCCCTCTAACATTTGTTTCAAAAGATTCTATCCAAACTATCCCATGTCCAGTAGAAATTGGGGACAGGATACTTTTCAAACGCATGGCAGGACAAATGGGAAGTCCTGGAGCAGAGCTATCAATTAATGGAAATGACTACCGCCTTATGAGATGGAACATTAGTCCGATAGAGTCAGATATTTTAGCTGTCTTCTATGAATGAGGTTATTTTATTTAAGGGTTTGTTTGATAACGATTTGAACTCACCCTTATTTGATGACCTACCCTGTAAGAAATGCGGAATTGTACCTGAAACAAAACAATATATGGCAAAAACAATTAAGGGAGTATTTGTAAAGAGAACCGATAGATTATCACGAATTGACTGTGATGCGTCAGTGGGTACAGAACCACCAATGTATGAAACTTACCACAATCAATGCTGGTATGAGGAGGTATTAAATGATTAGTGTTGTAATTTCTACGTTTAAAA